TCAGCGCTGTATTAGCATGGTCTGTATTCATGAATGCAACTCCCTGTGGATCAGTAAGAGATGAAACGTGGTCATCAGGACCAAAACAACCTCCTAGGATGCTGTTAGTCCATTCGGCAACTTCAACATCCTGTATCGATGAATATGCGTATGTTCCTCCAAGAGGTATAGATTTAAGATAGCATCCAACAAAGGCTCTAAATCTATTTCCATCGATGATGAAATCGGCAGTACCAGGGGCACATGCTGCACCTGGAGCTAGTATGGTTGCATCAGCCGGATTTGGCCACCATGTAGATGTTGCTAAAGTTGGGTAAAATGACCATTCATCCGCCACATCAAGTATATTCTGATTAGAAATATCTAAAAATTCACTACTTTCTATTGTAAAGAAATCTTCATTACTTCCACCAAAATTATTACCAGGACACTGTTGATACCCGGCCACTGTATTAATTTTAGAATTTGGGCTAATTTCAAAATAATGAGCTCCCCATGACGAATTTAATGTATGGTACGGGTCACCTATTATTGGATAACTTCCGTTCATAGGTATAAATGTGTCACTAATTACTTTTTTAAATGGATATTTACCCCTATTTGCAGCAGAAGCACTAGTTGTTATTGCACTCTGATTAGAAGGTACATATATTGTTCTTGGGTTATTTCCACTCGGAGGAAATGCCGCTGTTATGTCATTAATTTCATTGTCACTAGGAGTATGATCTAGTATCTCACCCGTTGTGATTGGATAATACTCATGCATAAAGTGACAAACATGTGTATTAGCAGCTGAACATGCCGTGTTAGCTGAGCCGGTTCCAGATGCCAGTGTAAAATCATTTATAGACCAATAGGATCCAGTTGCCTTTATAGTTTCTCCTTCAAATCCATTAACCGCAGGGCCATACCAATATTTTCGATATGTCATGTAATATCCTCCGGCATATCCGGCACTGTTATATATAAATGGTTCAGAATCTACAACAGGCCTATACCATCCTTGATTAGGTTTTATAATAGAATTATTACTCGTATCGACTTGCCATATATGTGTAACTTTTAAGTCCCAGTCGCTCCATTTTCCAGTACCTGTTGTTGAATTAGGATGATTTGACATAGGGTGATTTGCAAACCATCTATCGCATGTAACACCTTCAGTTGTTTGTCCCTGTGACACAGCAGCGTTTACATCACTAAGTTCAATAGTATTATTACCGAATATTGCATTATTTCCACCGGATGTATCTTGAAAGGCTTCTGCATATATATAAGCTTCTTCGTTGTTAGATGGTGCTACAAAAGATTGATCTGTAATACCTTGTGAATTTATGTATTCTCTAGCAAGTCCACCTATCACAATCCAACCGCTTTGTAATTCGGTTCCGTTTTTATAAAATCTAGCACCAACTATATGGGATTCTCCTGTTGAATTCGATGCCCATACTTGTTGATATGTCCATTGTGATTGATTTGGATCTTGAGATCCTGTCCATTGTAAATCTTCCTCTGCTAAGGTTGAAGCATAACTTGCCGCTATGTCTCTTCCTAGATGATCGAAAGAATTTTCCATCGCATGAAAACTTCCACTAAGATCTTGTAAATTCACATTAGAATCAAAATTACCCCATGTTAAATTAGGGTTACCTAACCTAATTATAGTAAATTGATCTCCCATCCTTCTTTTTTCAACGGAGTTCTGTTGTCCAGAATTAGTGTGTAAATATAATGTAGTTGAATCTTGTTCAATGGGGTCATCAGCCGATATTAAAGTATCTGGGTCATTTGGATCTACTTCTACTCTAGATGATTTAAGACCTCCAAGTATAATACGATCCCCTATCATGATTACTCCATTATTTGCAGTGTTGGGTGCAGTTGGACCTATATTGTTTACTACATATTGAAAGGTGGACATTGATGGAACTTCAAATGATATACCACCTCCATCTCCCCATGTTTGACCGTTACAAAGATACCATCCCTGGTACATTCCTTGACCAGATCCAAAGTTACTTCTAAAAAGAGGAAAACCAACACCTTCACCTTCATAGGTTGTAGTTGATGTTGTTGTTCTAAAATAAGTCTCAAATTTATCTGTAGGTATTTTAGTAATACTACCAATTGGCATTGCATTAAATATGTTTGCTACTCCATCCCACTGTACTTCTCCAGATGTATTTTGAGAAACTAATACATTATTTACATTTGCATTAACGTCATACTTTATTTTCCCTACAGTAAATGTGCAGCTTTCTCCCGTAGGAATTGGGTTACCATCATCATCAGTACCCCATACACCACTGTGTATTACTTTAATACCTTGTTCTATTTCTGAAATTTCGGATATTTTAACGTTAACGTTAGGACCAGAAAGATTTCTAGCCTCAAAGAAAGTAGCAGTAGCCAGGTGGTTTAAGTGGAAATCTGGCCAATCCTGTATTCCCATTGGAAGATTATTAGAAACAATAGATCCCTGATCAGAAACACCTATATGTAAATTAGTTTCTTCAACTCCAGGAGCTGTCATTAAATTTTTACTTAAAGAAATTACAAACGTCCTTTCATGCCAATGGTTGTCTAGTGAGTTTATACCAGTAGGAATTGGTATATTAGCTAACATTATAGAATCCATTGTAGAATTGCTACCATATACTCCTGTGTTAGTCGCTGATTGCGATACTACGGTTAATGCTGAACTGCTTCCTGTGCTATGAGAAGCATTTGTATCATTGTAAAGCGTACTTAAAAATGTGTTATCACTTGGGGGATTTTGTTGATATGAAGATGCGCCGAGAACAATAGTAGGGCCAGCAGGTTGAGCATATTGTGAGATTAGCGCCTCAGACGCAGTTGGATATAGTATATTTTTTTGTGCAACTGAGTATTGTGAAGTTTGCGTATATAGCACAGTTTCTGATATCCAATTACCTGAAGAACTAGGACCTTCAACACCCTGTGCCCCTTGTGTTCCTTCATTTCCCTCGGGTCCATCTACTCCTTTAATTCCCTCAGGTCCATTTGGACCTTCTATTCCAGTAGGCCCCGCTGGACCTCCTAAACTAAGAACATTAAAGTTATAATTGATTTTATCAATTTTATCCTTTGACCACCATTCATTGCTATTCGGATCTAGATCGCTTTTAAAAAGTTCTTTAATATTTATATTCATTATTATGCGATTATTTTAGCATGGACCCTAAACTTATAGTTATATCCTGGTTTTTTATTATATATTAATCTAAAATCTAGAGGCTTTTCTGCAAACCTTCTCACTTCAAAATTAGTCAAGGGTAGATATCCATCTGACATTATATCTTCTAGATTCACTACACTGTCAAGATTTGTATTTTCATTTGTTACCGGTTTTCCATATATCAATATTTCATCTAGTTCAAACCTTGGTATAATATTATCTTTTATATAGAGTACTGTATCGTCTTTCAGAGAAGTTTTATCTCCGTATGAATTTTCAGCTTTAACATATTTAGAATAATATGAGACTAGTTTTTCATCTTCTATTAATTCGTTTATAATAGAATCCATGATATAAAAGTCAATGTATATTTTTTGTGAATCTTCAAATACATAAGCAGATTGATTTTCTTTTTCATCGTATCTTATAATATCAAGTTCTTTTAAAGAATTTACATATATTGGAGAATATGCAGTAATGTCATACTCGTCCTTAACTTTCATTATCGTAGATGCAAAAAATGATCTTTCTTCTATTGGACTTAGAGTACCTGAAACTCTTTTATATTTTCCACCTTCATAAGATCTAGTGTAATAATTAGAAGAATATTTACTATTAAATAAATTTAAATCTCTTTTATCTATTGCTATTTCTCCAATTAAGGGATATAGGGGTGGTTTATCTGTATTCTGATCTAGCTTTAGTACCTTACCGCCTTCTTCATTAACTTTATGATAAAAGAAATTAGGAATAATTCCATAATACTTATCAACTTCCAAATAAGAAGAGAAAACACAATTAACTTCAGATAACCTGTTATATATGCTCTGTTGTCGTAAATACTCAACAGTGGGTCTTGTTGTAGCTGCATCACTAGGTACTAGTTTTTTGTGCCTATATGCTGCTGTAAATTCTATTACGTCTTTAAACAGAGGATCATATTCTCCATTCATTCTTCTAAGATTAGTATAATATCCACCATCTTCTCTCGCAACAAGGTCATGACCTATTTCATCGTTATTTAATTTAAAAGATTTAGGTTTATCTTCATCTGTCTCTATGTCAAGTATTGATGTTTTAATTAATTCTACACCATCTTGTATTTCAATACAATATAAGCCATCTGACTCTACGCCATCTTCACTTATTGTAGTATATTTAATATTATCATGGGTGTTTATTCTTTCAGCCATCCCAGGGGCAACCACTGAGCTTAGTACGTTTTCCCATCCTCTTTTACCACCTAGATGATATTCTAGTTCTATCCCATTTCCTAGATTAGTTGTGTCAGTTTCACCAAGATAATCAAGTATTGTAATTTTTTCAGGATATCCGGCGGCGGCAGAAGTATCTACTCGACCTGGAGTCCCAGCTACAATTATATTTTCATCGTCTATAACTGAAACAACTTTTAGGGAGTATACTGAATTTGGACCACCAATACCTTGGTCATAGAGTGAAAATACCAGATATGAATATTCTTCATCTATTTTAAATATATCTTTAGTAAACTTGGTAGAATTAAAACCAACTGACAATAAAGAATTAGTCACCTGTGTAGTTGTATCGCTCCAATTAGAACCTCCTCCAATTCCTCCAAATTCTAGAAAACCTCTAACCTTGGAATTAATAGTATCTCCACTAGAATCAACAATATCACTCAATGTATAGGCTTGATATATGTCTAAAAAGTCGACATTATTATTAGGAAGAGATACATGAATAACTAGGGTTAATGTTTTAAATTTTTCATTTTTTATAAATTCAAATTCTGTTTTAGCCTCATACTTTTCATCTGAATTTGCCGGATTGTTGGTGTAACATAATACTGTTGAATATTTATATCCGTTTACACTCGAAGAAGGTTGGAATGAAATAGGGTTACTTAGAGAGAACTCTTTCCTATCCTTATAAATATATCTAAGTCCTTTAAAAACAGTAGACGCGAATCCTAATGAATCACCACCAGTAAATGATGTATATAATCTTTTTGTTTTTGAATCTGCCCAATTATCATCTTCTGCTAGATTGACTGTTGGATTAAATGGATTGTATAAACCTCCAGGGGATGTAGTAGCAAAACCACCGGAATCTGTATTTTCAACATGTGCTCCGATATATGTTAAAAACGAAGAAAAGAAATCATATTCTATATCTTTTAATCTTTCCGCAACCTGTGGAAAATACATTGCATCTTCTTCAGGGTTTACATAATCTCTTAAAAGAGGAATAGAGGAAGTTGTTTTTAAATATGGAGGAATATTCCATATTAAGAAGTGTTCCATGTTTAACTTATCAGAATCCCTATCAGAAGCTACTGATATATCAGGTGATAAATTATCTACGCCAAAGGCTTCATTTACGTTTAATATGTATGGTAAGCTTCTTGCATTTGTTGCAGTACCGTCCTTAAGAGCAAACTTACATATTGTTGGAATTATCCTGGAACTTACACTCGTTTCTTTTAAAGAGTTTTCATTTAGTCTATCGTATTCACTCTGTATATCTATGGTAGTTTGTTCATCTATTTCAGATGAATCATCTTCTATAACATTAGATAAATTTTTAAAACTAAACATATTAATGTTTTCTTCACTTTGCTTGAATATAAAGGTCTTATCATCAGCTGAATTAGATATGTTGTATAGTACGCTATTAGGCTCTTCTTTTACTCTAATTATAGTATATCCTCCAGATGAAGATGGAATAAACTTAACTATTAAAATTTCAGTATAAGTTTTATTAGTTCCTTCTTGTGTCTGTTCGTCCTGTCCTCTTAAAAAATCACCCTTAGATAAAAATGGCCTTACGTCTAAACCATCAATAAGTACGGTCCATTGCACTCCATCTATTTCAACTTGATCAGAAAAATTAGGGTCTGGTTGCACCACTAAAGAAACATCATTACTAGAAGGTTTCGCAGAGCTTAGGCTAAAGCTGCTCTCATCGTCTAAATAGTTTTTACTTTCTAGCGTAAGATGAGAAATGTCAGAATTGGCAGTTGAGTAAAAATCAAAATCAAAATCCTTCATGTCATATCCTTCAAATTTACCAAACTGCGTCATATAAATTTTATAGGTAGAAATCAAATTAGTATTTGAAAAAATAACTTTATTTTTAAAAACAACTCTAAAGTTATCAGAAAGAGGGTCTTTGATAATTTCTTCAATTCTAGTATATTTTTCCTTTCTGAAATGTTTAACATAATCACCTACTGTAAGAAGACCAACATCGCTCGATGAAACAGTTATACCCTGATTAATAGAACATCCACCTGACATTGTAAATATGTCATAGTCACCTAATTGAAGTCCACCGGTTACCGTACCTCCTTCGTCAATAAATTCATTATATCTTTTTTCAAAAAATGAATCCGCCGAAACACAATCAGTCATATCTAAAAATGTATAAGGATTTGATGAATGAATTCCAAATATTGTAGTGTATTTATTTCTACCTTGCGAATAGTCATCTATTACTATTTCATTCTTAATTGATCGCGCATTATATGGTATTATTTCACCATTTCTAATAGAACCTGCAATAGCAGCAGCGATCTGTGAAGTATTACCTTGACATGAATATCTTCCTTCAGAATACGTACCGATTGGCATAGTTTCGTCCGCGATAAAGATAAAGTCTCCTAAATTAAAGTTTTCTATAGATATTTCTAAAAGATCTCCTAAAAATATTTTATCATTATGAACAGGGGCTTTTGTCAATTTAAACCTAATAAATCCATTAAAAGGTTCTTTAGAAATCACAGGAACCTGTATTTCATTTTCTATCTTCTTAGTAAAGTTTTCTTTATCTCCTTTAAATGAAGTATTAATACTTCTAGAATTTTGTAAAAACCTTCTATTTCTAGAGTCAAATGTATTTTTTACATGATGAAACTCTCCGTTTTTATCTTTTACCCAACTTAACATAGGAATATTTGTCTCTGCCTCTGTTGGAATTAATTCAGAATCTCCATTAATACTATTGTCTCCGGAAATATACAACATACCATCTTTAGTAGTATTGTCTACTAGTACTTCTCCCTCTACATGCTCATCCACATATAATCCGAAATATCTATAAATGTTATAATCTTCAGCGTCATGATCATCAAATAAGAATTCCAAATTAAATATATTAGCTGAAACTATTCCGTTTCTTTCAAAACTTGAGGTAATAGTATTATTAGCTAATATCTCCGGAAGATCTTCTCTTATATAGTCATCATCAATATAGTCTGATTTTTTAACAAAACCACCTATCATCGCATCTATTCCCGAAAAATAAGTAGGATCATCTAATTCAAAATTAAAAGTAACGTGTGATTTAGGAAATAGAGGGTCATTGATATGGCTATTTAAATATTTTCCTAATTTAGAATTATTAGTAAGATCAAATGTCTTAATAATTGTAGCCTTAGAAAGCATTTCTTGAATTCTATTATTTTGACCGGATTCATTATCACGATATGATCTATCAAAATCAACGTCCTTTATTCTATAGATTACATATTTTTGTGGAACCTTATCTTCTAGCCATATTGGTGAAAATATACGATATTGCTCACCGTACACCTTTGTATAATTAAAAGAAGCACCATAATTATATAAGTTTTCATATTGTGTAGAGTATTCTTTACTTATGGCTAGGTCAGTGTGTTCTCTACCAACCTCATATCTTTTATCCTTAGGTAATTTGCCATAAAATATTGCAACATCCCTATTATATTGTCCAAACTCAGAAAGAGCATGTTTTTGAAAACTAGACTGGGATAAGTCTCTACTAGCTTTAATAGAGCTTAAATAAATATCTCCTGAAGAATCAGCCACTAACTTAATGTTAGTAGTTAATTTGGGATTAGTTCTTAATAAAGCAAAAGATTTATTTTTGTCTAAACCACTCTTTGCTCCTGTGTTAATAATTTTCGCCATTTATGAATAGACTCTATTTTTGTTAGAGTATATATCATGCTTTCCTACAGCAGGATATTACCTAAATGGACGAGCATCAAAATCGTATAATCTAGATGATCCAAATGCATTGTAGTATGAACCAGTAAAGAATCTTCTTCTGTTAAACCACCAGTTACCACCAGTACCCGTTCTATAACTCTGTAGCATTACTTTGTTAATACTGTTTTTATTGGTTCCTGTCGCTTTATACTTAGCATATACTTCAACATCAAATTTAAATTCAGTTTTATACGTATCAATGATGTCTAGTCCAATTTTCTTAGAATATGTTAAATTAGAGAACGTATTACCATATATTCCACCAACTCTACCTTTACCAGCCGTATCTTTACCGTGATAATCTGTCATTCTATATTGAAATACCATATCCACTGAAACTGCATTCTGACTTCCACCTTCTACTATTTTCTTACCAAACTTATTAGGTCCATCGACTGATAAGCTATTTTGATTTATAGGAGAAAGATATAAGAAAGAACCGCATGAAAGTCCACCTAATAAATATTGATCATTTTCTTCAAAAGAATTCTTTACAGATTTTCTAGCAATTATAGAGCCTTCTCTATCTATAGGTCCTGATTCTCCTCCATCTCTAAATGTAATTGAAAGAGGTTGATATGGTGTTTGTTGTTTTCCATCTTTATCGTTAGCTCTTTTAACAGCGTATTTAGGCATAGAAATTAAACCTTGGCCTATAATATCAACTACCGATAACCTAGTCGTAGGGTCTCCTTCAGTTAAGATTGGATGGAATTTTGATAAGTATATACCTCTATCATAATCAGCGGCTCCTACTGTAGAAAGTTTAGCTAGATCTAATACTCCGGCAGCATTTCCACTTCCGGCTTCTAGACTTCCACCATCGTACGTTCCATTCCATATAAAATCTGGAGAAGCCAAAGCAGCTGCTTCATCATTTGAAGTCTCGGGGGTATCAGTAATTTCACACGTAGCGTCTGTAACTATAGTAGAAAAATCTCTTAGATGTGGCCTAGTACCAGACTGGAACGATGCTGCTGAAGTTTGACCGGTGGAAGGATTTCTAAATTTATAACTTAATCCATATTCAGCTGTTGTAACACCATTTCTTACCGCGGTAACTACAGTATCATTGTCCGGGTCCTCTGTATTGTATAATGATCCATTATTAGATATATTCCTAAACCTTGAATAAATATATTGTCCGTTCAATTGCGTAGACTGTTCAGGGGAAGGTGAAAAATGATTGTAAGAATTTCCATCTCCTGTTAAGTTTTGATAAACGACAGGAACTTGATCATATCTTCCTTCACTTGTATAATATGCATCATTTGCTATAGCATCAGCTGGGCCAAAGGCACCGGTTTGTTCATCAGAAGTATCAACGTTTATAATACCAAGTCCATATTCTGATGTGTTAGTAGATACGTATGCAGGTTGTTTTAAGTCTCCTACTATTCTAGCAGATAATTCTAGATCAGATGCTTTACTGTTATGTAATTCTATTTTAAAGTTTTTAGTAACAATGTACCCTTTAGTTTCACCGGTTGGAGCGTTATCCGTATAATATCCTGCAAATATTTTAGCACTGGTATTATTTTTAACTATCGTCGCAGTTCCATCTTCGTCTACTATTTTAATCATCAGCTCACCAACAGTACCCTCAACTTTAGCCTGTAATCTTTCTAATTGATTTTGTAATTCTAATAGCTTATCGTATACGCTAATAGGGCTTTGTTCTCCAGTTAAGAAACCAGAAGCTAAGCTATCTGCACCATGTGCAAAGAACGTATCGTTAGATGTAAATCCTGAATCTAGATGCTGAAATAAACCTTGTGCTTCTAAATCATCATTAATTTCTACCTTTACATTATCTAAATCGTTTTGATTAACTAAGGTGTTTGCTCCATCAGTTGCAATTTCTCCTTCTGGAAATGGAATTGTAATTATTTCTGACCATTCTGATTCAACGGGTGTTGTTGGAAAACCTGCTTCAGAAACAGATTTTACCATCATCTCAATTTTCTCACCTGGTCTAATTGGAAGATCTATAGAATTAAAGTTGATTGCTTCCGCATCTTCTTCAGATTCCATAACCCATCTAAAACCTCCATCGGCCTGCTTTTCTCTTTTTCTAACAGGGCCTTTTACTTCAACCCAATTAGAAAATGCAGCAGTTTTTTTGTTGAATTTAATTTGTTCTATTACCGAAGTTTTACCGGTAGCAGAAATATATCTATATCTGGCTATGAATTGAACCACTTCCTGTGATATTTCTTCACCTACTTTTTTAGCATCAGGAATAGACCAAAAACCTCTTACCCTATATTTAGGAGAAACCTTTGGTAATTCATTTGATTCTGCGATAGCTTTTATTTCACCAACACTTGAAGAAAACACTTTAGTTTCAGCTGCTTTTTCTCTAATTAAAGAAACTAATTCATTCTTTTCTCTATTTCTTTCTATTTTAGAAGAAAACTTTTTAGTAGCTATTAATAAACGCTTCTTTTTAATAGTTCCGTCCAACTTTTTAATAACTTGCTTTGCAGCCATCTTTTCAGACTTAATAGCTTTAACCTTTTCAACTGTAGCATTTTCAGTAAGGTGTTTATTAATTTGAGTTACCTTAAAGTTATCAACAATAACGTCAGGTGAATCTGGAATTAATCCTACCGAAGCCGGTGGGATATAATCTACCTTTAAAGCCTTTATAAACTGTCCGAAATCAGCTACTTCTTCTTTATAATATTTAGAAAGAGTAGTAACTATTCCGTCTTCATCTTGTATTGTCAATTCATTTGAGAAAAACGCAATACCTGGTGAATAATCTGTTGAAGGTATTTTAGAAATAGGGTCAATTGGCTTAACAAAAACAACTTGTCTTTCGTTAAATCCAACTTTAATTTCAACATCTACTGATAAATCTATATCTTTGTATATTCTTAAAGAATCCGAACCTATTTTTATAGGAGCATATCCTTCAAGTAAAGATAGCTCAATTTGAGAAGTTGAAACATCTATCGATTTTACAATATACCTTGTATTATATTCTTTGTTATTTACAACTAATGAATCACCTATCTTTAAAGATTCAGTGTCTTTCATTGTTTTATTTGCGTCAGAATATGTTAGTTTATTTAAAGTATATACTTTTACCGTTTTAGTTTGACTAACGCCATCAACTATTACCGTCTTAGCTACGTTTTGAACTTTAAACACACCGAAAGAACCAGTATATTGAATAGACCTAACTGGCATATCCACTGTTTCTGCATCAATTCTATATTTTAATCCGTCTTCTTTAATTTTAGCTACAAACTTTTCATAATTAATATCATTTTGACCTTTATAGATTTCGTCAAAAGATTCGGCTGTTGTAGCGTCTTCATCATCAAATATAAACCTTTCAGTGTATACTCTTTCAGTGTCCACTGGAATTTGACCTTTAACATCAAGGTTAATTGTTAATAGTGGATTTAAAAAATCTTCAAAGAAATCGTTTAGCTTAGTGTTAAATTCTTTAGGAGTTGCTAAAGATGTTATAGGGGCTGAAGGACCTTTTAATCTAGAAGTATGTATTTTTCTATAAGAACCATCTTTAAGTTTAACATTAGCACTTGAAGTGTCAATGCCGCTTATTGCGGTTAAATTCTTATCAAGTCTTTCAATTTCTCTTTTCAAAAAACCAAATGCTGGAATTTGAATCGCAGTCATTTCGCCTGTGCGATTATCGAATAAATCAATAGTAACTGTTTCTTTATCTGTAGAAATAGCCTCATTGATACGCTCAAAAGTTTCTAGTGAATTAGTATTTAATTCAAGAAACTGTTCGAGTAAGTGTGATATAGAATTGCTAGCGCTCATATTATCTTAAAATATCGTATTCAAACGTTTTGTTTATTTCATCAACACAAACTATTTCTATATAGGGAGTGGCACTCAATAGAGAAGAAGCTGAGATTGAAATCTTTTGAGACCATCCACCTTCTTTATCTGTCCACATTGTAATAGAATTAGATTGTAAGTTTTTGATTTTATTTTTAAAAGTTACTCTAACAACTTGTCCTTTTTTCCATGATGTTACAGTATCGTCTAGGTATATATTTAGATTAGAATCAAAGCTCTCGTCAAAGGCCGTGTAAACTCTAACTAAATTATCATACTCTTTTAATCTTTGCCAAACTGCTTTAGTAGAAGATTCAGACGGTAAAAAAGGACCGCTGTTATCTATTATTCTTTCGTTCGTGTTAGAAATAGTATCAAACACATAGGCAGGGCTTAAAGAATATCCGTAATTGATACAACTTATTTTAACTTTACCGTTACTTGATTTATCAATAGAGACTCCTGTGTTACCTGATTCTAAAACATCAGTATTATATTGTAATTCCGTAGGAATGTCACCAGATATCACCTGATTTAGCCTAGAACTAGTATCTGTTATTAAGTCCATGATACTTCTTTCGTCTTGAAAATTAAGTGTTGCATTTTCAACGTCTTTTTCAATTAAGTCCAATCTTGTAGATATTCCTTGTAAATTTTCAGAAGTCAAAAAGAAACTTTCTAACATCTCAACTTTATTAGAAATATCAATATATCTGCTATTTGCATCTCTTAATAATTGAACTGCATTTTCCAAAGCACTTGTCGTGTCTAAGAAAATATCCATTGAAAATGTAGAATAATCGTTTACATTTTTCTCTATACCTACATTGTCTAATGAAGAATTAAATTTGAGATTTAATTTAAGAGCAAATGCATTACCATTAAGTCCAGTTACTTCATTTGGCTTATATTTTGTTAATTCCGGAATATACCATCCATCGTTAGAAGTATCTTCTTTCCAGTTGTCTAATAAAATTATACCATAAAGGTTAGTAGCCTTATTACCTATATTAGATTTAGAGTATAAATCGTAATAAACTAATATTGCATTAAATCTAAAATCACCACCTCTCTTTGAATAGTCTAATAATGTATCTAACTTAGGATCGTTTATTATTTTAGAATATGCAGAAGCGTTAAAGTCTATTCCAAATGTTGGAATTTCATTTTCATTAGTATTATAAGTTCCATCATCTTGATCACCATAGGCTTGTAAATCTAAAAGAGGATGATTTGGATGAATGTCATCTGTTGTTCTTCCTTCAATCATGCCATCAAAGCTTGGATTAAATTTAATATTATTAGTATTAAACTTAGATGTTTCTAATAAAACTTCAGGAGTATATCCTACAGAAGAAGGAACGTTAACAAATATTTCGTTGTACTGTTGCCCTTTATAATTCTTATCGTTAGTTACATCGATATTTCCAATGTATTTTATAACTTGACTATATTCAGAACCAGCTTGAGTAGAATCATCTAGCTCTATCATTCTAGAATATCCTGTTGAAACTTCTTGTGAAGTTGCAGTTCTTACTCTTATTGCATTAATATGATATAGGTATTTAAAGAATATTTTTTCAGCGTCACTTTGAAATAAAACATCGTCAAAATCATCATTAACCTCTGGGTTAAGAAGCAAATTCTCTAAATTAAGAGCATAGCTTTGAAAAGTTTGTGCAAAATGCACATTTCCGTTACCATCATGTGCTATATCGCTATATGGATCCGCACCTTCTCCGCCGCCAGCTTCATATAAATTTGTATATTTGATATAATTAGGGCCAGAGTGAGGGTCGTTATCATCGCTTAATGCAAAATCAGCATATACCGGCAAGTCTAGTAATGCAAATTTAGAAAATTCAAAATTGATATCGGGATTATAGTACGCACGTGTCAGATCCCTTGCTGCATTAGCAAACGCATACATCGTACCTCCTTGTTCCTGTGGAATCCTTATTAGTGGTGTAGCCATCTAATTAATTGTTTTTATTTTAATTAAGATATCGTTGCTCCGTTAGAACCAACAATATACCATTTACCGCTCATATCTCCTATAAAACTAATAGATCCGTTCATTGCAACGTCTATTGTAGAGTTTGCGTCGTATCCATTAAGATTACCGTTGCTTGCATCTATAGAGAATTCAGCAGTGCCGATAACAGTTAAAGTCTGTCCAGGATTAGAAGGTCCTAATAAAATAGGGGTTTGTGCATCATTATATAGATATGCTCCTTTTACTGGAATCCCAGTTGGAAAATTAACAGTGTCCATTATAGATACTTGTTGTCCTTTCTCAAAAATAACATTTTCTTTAAATGTCGATTCAACTCCAGATGTTAACGCAGATCCATCTACAGTAAATGTAGCTAAACTTCCGTTATTAACAAAAAGTTGACCTGCTGAAACTGAACTCGATAAGGTTAGTGTTTCTTGTGTCGTGTCTAGGACATTTTCAATTGTACCTAATTCTTCATTAATGTTATCAAAGTTGTTATTGATAGTAAGTCTTGAAGAAGAAAGACTGTGTGTCCCTAAAATTGTAGTAATACTTGCCATTTTATTTAATTGTTAAGATGTTTTTTCTTGTTATATTTTTATTTCCATTCAAATCAGTTAATTCCAGCTCTAAACTATACTCTCCTTTCGTATCGAATAAGTATGTCAGCCACTGATTATCATAATATATATCTTCTTTTTTTACACTATTATTTATCAATCTCCATTTCTGCTCTATGACACCTGGCATTTTAGTTAAATCATAAGAAAATGTTACATGATTTAATAAACTTATAGTGTCATGATCGTCAATAATATATGTGTCGTTAAAGTTAGGATTATACGCTTGATATTTAACAAAGCTGCTAGGATCTATTGTTCCTGTTGTTGTCGTAGCGTTGTGGAAATCATAACTTTCGTTTGGTTGTTTAGAAACTACCAGCATATATGTACATTCATCAACTCCTTCAATACCTGTTGAAACATTTCCGTCTGAATCAAAATAAATCGGATTCCAATTAAATTTGGTAAAGATAGGATATTGATTAGGATTTAAATTATTAATTTCCTGTTGTAAATTGTTCCAAGCAGATAAATCCTGTGGATTTACAGGATATGTTGCAGTTGGTGTATATGATTCCATTATTTCTAGACCAGTGAATGTATCTATTTGGGAAACTGTTATAGTTCCGTTTGCATCTCCGTTTAACTCTAATTTAAATGAAGAATTTAAATCAGCACCTATTCTAGTCTGATTCCATGAGGTAGTTGGTCCGTCGTTCCATACCTGTTTTCTTAAAGATTTCCATTGATATGCGCCAGTTGTTTCAGCAAACCCAGTAGGACTATTTGAATCTTCATATCTTCTGCTTATTGAAAATTCTTTACCGTCTTCGTCACTATTTAAATAATTAGCTCTATCTAAAGTTAGGTAATATGTACCTATGTTTTCTTCAACAGTGTTTAGGTTTTCTCTGCCCCATTCCCATGAAGAACCAGCTTCTTCCCAATTATACTTATAGTTTGCCCAATCTAATTCTTTAGTAAGCTTTTGATAAAGACCATATACTTGTATATTCTTCGATTTAACATTTATCTTTTTATTATGACTAATGCTTCTAACATTATATAAATCCCAAAATGCAACATCTATTGCGTATTCTCCCGTATATGGTAATATTAAGGGAAGAGTATACCAGTCGTCAACGGATCCTCTAATAGTTTTATAGTAACCTCTAGGGCCTTTAATTATCCATTCAATTTCATATACACTTCTTTTCCACCAATCATCCCATGTTAAGAAAGTGTCCTGGGTTGGATTTATTCCACCTGTTTGAAGATTTAAATCATTCTCACTATCATCGGCTATCGTACCGTTTGCATTATAAATTGGATATGCAATATCGTCATCGGTATCATTTGCGTCAATAAACGTAAACTCGGCATCATCCCATGTATCTTTAAGAGAAGTCCCTGTTAAAACAATAGGAGCTCCTATCGGTATACCCTCAATAGTATTATAAGAAGACATGTCCTCATCATACCATTCTGTATAAAAATTTCGTATAGATTCTTCTAATTCGTTTCTCTCCGTCTTACTAAATACTTCTATTTTTTGATTAATTCCTTCTAACCTATAATCTACTTTTCTTAAATCTTCTATATAAATAGTTTTAACATCAGGTAAAACATCGTAATGTACGTCTTGTCCGGATTGTTGTGTTTTAATCTGTTGTTGATTATTCCATACTCTTTGATTAACGCCATCGAAGTAATCTCCTTCCGCTGTAATGTCTACGATTTTTGCATTAAGGGGTAAATACTCTCTCTGTAATTTACGCTTTAAAGCATATAACTTAATTAATATTTCATCGGGCGAGAAATCTGTAATTTCTTCGACTTCCGGTAAATCAAATTCATTTAACCTTCCAGTAGGAACATTTAGTCTATATGCTAATGAAAATCTAAAAGTTTTCTTTTGGTTAGAGTTAGGAAGATTAGTATTTCTACTTTTCTTAGCTAAAAAACCAACCTCAGTTTGGTTAGCAACAGGAACAACAATCATCTTACCGAATCCCTCTGCACTTTCATTTATATTTAACCAATATTCTCTAAGGCTTACATTATTATATCCATAAAAATCAATAACATTTAGTAGAGCCTTATATGTACCGATAAATGGCTTTATAGTAGAAGCCTGTAATAAAAGTTCTTTTCTTTTTCTATTTAAAACTTTATAATCTACACCAAGATCTTTAATATCAGATTCTCTAAAAATAAGATAATCCATTTCATCTAAGTTAAGAGCCATATTAGTCAAAAGATCTTTTAATCTTTCGTCTTCTGCAACAACTTCACCATATATTTTTAAAGAGGCTACTTTAGTATCAATGCCATTGGTGTGCGCATATATTTCAAGTGTTCTAATATGAAAACCTTCTACACTAGAACTTAAAGCGACATTTGCAATACAAGCAGTGGGCTGTAACATGTCAGCTGTTGGTGAAACTATTTTAAAATTTTCGGAATCTAACCCACTATAAAGTGTATTAGGTTTCATTTCACTTAATTGAGTTTCATCTACAATTACTTCAAGATCTCCCTTTATCATCTTGCCACTATACAAGAAAATGTCTTCACTTTCTCCATATTCTGAAGTAAATTTAAATTTCAAAGAAGTGTTGTTAGCGTCTGTCGATATTGGGTGTACAAACCTAGGGTTATCTAAATTGTCTCTTACCTCTTCTAATACATATATGTTAAGAGTTTCATAAAGACCTGTAGATACCTCTGGTAAAAACGCAGTTCCTTCTGAATATCCCAGTTCACTGTTGTATTCTAAATTTAATTCGTTAGAATTATTATCAAAGAATCTAAGATTTTGATATGACATTATTACCTAATTTTTTTATCTTCCTTTTTCATCGTATATGATTTGTAAATTTTTAAGTAATTTACAGAATCAACCCAATCAGCAAGTATTTCTTGAATGAAATTAACAAAGTCATTCATTTGATTATTTCTCCAAATATGGTTAGATATAGAATTTTTAAGAATGTTACTTCTATATTCATTACCTAAATTCTTTCTATCGTCAAATGCAGTTTCTCTAATAGAGTATAATCTTTTTCTTCTGCTTTTAAATAATTTATCAAAAATACTCATTATATTGATTTTCTATTTTTTGCTTGAACTTTTGCAAATATAGTATTCTTCACGGCAGGTTCGTCAAAATAAATTGACATTGCAGCCTTTTCTCCGGTCTTAACTTCGTCTTTCACAATTAAATTTTTACTGTCTAACCATCCTCCTCTGAATAAGGCAACCTCTTCTTTTTCAAGAATGATATCGCCAAATGAATCTAGGTTTATTACGTTTTCAGGAAGAGCTGCACCAGGTTCAAAATTAACCTGTTTTGTAGTTACGTTTCTTTTAAAGAAAACCATCTTTTGTTTACCATTTCCTATTTCAGTTAATACTGGAGTTGAAGGAGTTACAGTCACTGTTTCAGATATGTAATACCCTAACCTTCTTGCTGTTTCTTCTTTTTCAGAAGTAAACTTAACATTAACTGAATCTATTCCATCAATATTTTCAACTATTGCAACAATATCAGATTTAGGTAATCTATCTCTTCTAGTAATATTTATTAAATATTCTGCAACCTTTGATCTAATTTCAGTAGCAAGATTAGCTTTAGTGTATCCTTCAAAATATCTTACCTTGATATCCATTCTAAAATATTGTGGTTTCGGATCTACTATTTTTATTTCTGTAGTTACCATTTGCCTTCCTGATTTTTCTAATAAACCTCTAATACCTTCTTTTTCGATTTCTGTAAAAAAGAATTCAGAAGTATCTAAATTAAAATAATCCTTATTATTTTGTAACTTTTTTAAAGTATTAGGCAACATGAACAGATAGATAACATTATCATCGTCTAAATATCCATCATCTGTAGTGTTATATGCATCTAAATAAGAAAACATACCATATCTTGAAAGAAAGTGCTCATAGTTATCAGGAGTTGCTAATACAAATGAATGTGACTGTAATGGGGCAATTAACTTTGTTAATTCAATATCTTCTGGATTTGCTCCCATTTTAGGTGCAACTGTAAATTCAGATTCTAATAATTCATTTAGATCATGCGTATTTCCTAGTGAATCCGTTCCTTCAGTTTTAAATTCAAAAGATAAATCAGCTCTACCGTTTAAATTACCCATGGCTCCTTCTATTTTTAAATACTCTACTTCTATCGTAGATCCTGAATCAGGGATTTCACCAAAGGATCCATTTCCAAAATAAATATCTAAACCACCCGTAATACCTGTTTTGACAAGATATCCCTGGGTTCCTTTTTTCATATCATATAGAGAGTCATATTTAGTCCAAAGGCTTGAATTTATTTTTATTCTAACCTGAGAATGATCTACCATGCTTTTTGTTATAACATTAAAAGATTGAAAGGCTTCTCCGGTAGATGTTAAATTCTGAGACTCATATTCACCCTGCACCACTGGAACAAATATGTAATTAGAATTTGATTTTTCTAATCTAAATTGATCGTTACTAGTTCTTAGAGTATATCTAAGACCGTTATCTTTACATTCTATAATAGCATTGGCAGGAATGTTTAAAGCGTCTCCTGCAATATCTTCTAAACCTGAAACACCTAATCTTAATTTTAATTCACCTGAAGCGGCAGCTCCTCTAAATGAATCATGACCAGCTAGCCTAGATAAACCATATATCGATTCTGGATTTTGTGCTGTTAAAATATTCTGTTCAACTGTTGCGTCTTCTATGTAGAAGAATATCAATCTACCTATTTGCGAAATAACATCAAGTAGTTGTGAAAAGGGTGAAGCTGTTGTAAAAGCTCCTTCTACCTCTCCGTATACCCTAGTAACATAGGATCTTACGTCGTCGATCATTTCTCCAACTTTAATTCTAGATGTTGATAAAAAATTATTATCTGCCATTTTTATTTTATTAGTTTTATTATACGTAAACTCCTAATTGATATCTATTATCAATTCGTATGTCTACAAACACTGCATGCCTATCAACTTCTTTCGTGAAATCAACATCAACAGTTACATTAAATTTTCTAGCCAAAGGCGCATATTTATAAATTTGTTCAGCAACTACCTTTTTTAATAAATAGTCATTATAACTTAAAGAATAAACATAATCTTCTAGATTTGCGCCAAATTCGGGATCTCCTAATACATCACCTCTTCTTGTAAAAAGAATAGTTTCTATCTGTGTCATTAACCTAGCTAATTCAGAACTAATTTCTAATTTGCTTGGATCGAATCCAGGATCTCCTTTTGCTTTTATATAAAACTCCATTTAACTATATATTCTATTAAGAATGCATCATCCAATCGGTGCCTTCATCTGTTTTTATTTCTTCAATCAATGCTTCCAGTTCTCCTTCACCTAAACCTTGAATTGCGTCTGCATTGACTTCAATATTTCCAGGTAAAGCAAAACCAAATATACTTAACTTTTGTCCTAATGAAATTTTAATCTTTGCAGCACAATATCTAAAGAATGCTTCATCTTCAAATAATGCACACTCTGGAATTGTTTCATATACTTCTAATATAATATCTCTGTTAGGGGTTTCTCCAGTAAATTTAATCTCATGTGTTAGTTGGTTATAGTGATAGCCAATGGGGTTTTCTAGAATTTGTCTAGCCATATCAAAGAAACTTTCATTAACCACGTAATATTGAAGGTTCTCTGCTGCATCTACTACACCATCTCCGCCAAACATTCCAGTGTACATCATTCTTTCGATAGCAAAATCACCTTGTGAAAATCTAATATCTGTTCCACCTGCATACTTTGATCCAGTTTCAAAACATCCATATACTGAATAAACTTCTCCACCACCCGTAACTGGATCCATCTTTGGAAGAGTAAAAGATCTTTTATTTTTAAAATAAGTAGAATTAAAAATTTCTTTTGGTAAAACCATAAAGTTTTCTTTCATCGAATACTCATAATTCTTATAGAACCACTTCTTTGCTCTTTTAACAATATTCTGAACTTCTGATTTTGGAAGATTCATAGGAATCATACAAGATCCTGTTACTTCAGATGCTAATTCATTTACAAAATTATTAAAACACTCCGTGTCCCATGAAGGTGGAGTTGTTAAGTTAGACTGATTTCCTATTATATTATCACTCATTTTGTTTTATTTATTTTTAAACTTCTGTATAAAGTATTTTTTCAGTATTGTCAAACCTTGCGGTTCTTTTATCATATTTACCATCTCTAAATATACCACCTTGCATCGTCCCTTTCATTATTCCATTTCCATATATGTAACAGTCTTTTAATACACATGACTGATGAACATAAGAACTTTCTAATTTAGAGGAATTAATTTGAGTAGATTGATAAAAATTACAAGTGTGTATATCGGATCCATTTATATCACATCCGAAGAAATCGCAATTTGTAAATTCTCCTCTCAAAGAACATCTTACAAATTCATATCCTTCTAATTCTACACAATATGATAAGTTACCGTGATCAACTTGAATTGTACCATTATCGGCATCATAGTTAATATGTCCTTTTGTTAATTCACCATGAGTAAATAACCTAAGAACTCTTTCCCTAATATTAGGCCAGTGTAAATCTATTATCTTTTCATTGTCATTTAAATCAACCGTTAATTTAACATCTTGATTCCAACCTGTATTAATAGTTTTCCAATCTTTTCTAGCCTTTATAATTCTTTCATTCTTAGCAAGAATTTTTCTAAGTTCTATAGAATTAAGATTATTAAATTGAACTCCACTTGTACTATTCCACAATTGAGTTATGAAAAGATCTAGCATTTGTAGAATCTTAGAAGTTTTCTTTTCCCAATCTTCTCCACCGAGATATCTAAATTCTAAATAATTCTTATGTCTTTTTTCAAAGTTAATTCCATAATATTTAGAATCAGGATATATGAAATTACTAGGAGTAATATTTAATCCATCGTAGAAATAAGTATCTGACTTGGGTAGAACGAATTTGATTGATTTTGCGTATGCAGAATCCTTTCTTTCAGGAAAAAACTTAAAGACTTGACTTTCTTTAAAATCTAAAATAAATTTAAGAACATTCATCTTAGATATTCTATGCTTATTTTCTATTTTATCAGTATCGAAAGAAAGGTTTAAGTGAATAGAACTTCTATCATTTGTATATCCATTTTCTTCTATCCATTTACATACTTTAATAATCATCATCCTTGCAGCATAATATGGCTGTGCACCAGTTACAAGTTCCATTAGTTTTTCACCACCTGACATATCAGGTTCAATTTTAAACTCATCTCTTGTAACTTCAAAATCACTATGTGCCTTTGCTTCTACTCTAATCTTTTTACCTAAAAGACCCGCTAATTCCTTAGCAGTCGTATCGATATCCTTATTAGAATAAAATTCAAATTCAACGCCTACTAGTGCATTCTTTAATATGTCTGAATTATTAATATTATTCATTTACGTAATTATATAACTTAAGTTGGTTTATATATCTCTGTTAGATACACTATAACGTGAAAAAGCCCGAGTGATCGGGCTCTTTCAACTAAATTATAGATTTGATTATAGTTTAAGGAATACTTTTCTAGTATCTTCTTCAACTCTGATCACTTGAACAGTAATATCTGCACCTTTAGAAATATCTTTAATATCTATATTATCAGGAAACTCGGATATGTGTAATAATCCAACTACACCTTCTTCTATTTCTACAAATAAACCATAGTCTTTAGTAGATTTTACAACACCAACTACCTCAGTTTTTTTATTGTATCTTGAAGAAATACCTTCCCATGGATCTACTTTCTTTTCCGCTGGAGAACCCTGTACTAACGTTATTTTTCTTTCATTAATAACTTCTTTAACATAGAATTTTATTTCAGTACCTGGCTCTAAAGACCTGTCTCTGTGTGCTTTTGAAGTTTCAGTATCTAGGTCGTTAACGTGAATCATTCCAGTTAAGCATCCTTCAAATTCAACAAATACTCCATATTTCGCAGAGCCAGTAACGTGGCCTATTCTTTCTACTGTAATATCTTCTTGAATATTTTTAATAGTGTTGGGGATAAGTGCTCTTAAATAAGCTCTATGAGAAACAACGACTGTTCCTTTTTCTTCAGAATAACTAACAGGAACTACATACATTTCTGTATTAATAATAGACTCAAAGTTATGTAATTTATTTACGCCAGCTAAAGAACCCGGCATAAAGCAATCAACACCTTGAACCTCTACAATATATCCTCCACCTGGAATCATTTTACTAACAATACCGCTATACGCTGTATTTCCATCATCTATTGAAGCTACAATCTCTTTAACAACCTTTGTCTTAAGACCTGCCGCTACGGAACCTATCATGTATTTTTTAACATTCATTGACGTGTCAGCTATTAACTGAACATCAACTTCAACTCCTTCTTTTAAAAGTTCTTTTACTTCTGGAGTTTCTCTTGATAAATCTACGTAAATCAATTCTCTATAGCCTACGTCGATTGAAGCCCACTCGGTGTCTATTCCATATACCTTTCCAGTGTAGCTTTCACCGATATTAAGAGAATATAGAGTGTTAGATGCCAGTGAATGTCCTTCCATTAAGTCAAATAACTCCTGGGCATACGGCTCCCTACTGTATACCTTTACACCTTTAGGTACTTTAATATGTGGATTTGGTTTTCTAAACTTAGTAGGACAATCCGCCTGGTAAAGATCCCACATGAATTCTCCATTTTCATCTAGAAAATCTGTGTCTGGGCCAGGTTTAACTTTTTCGGGATTTGTTGATTTTAAAGAAGTTTCTACTTTAACTTCTGTTTCTTGATTAGCTTCTACAAGCTTTGTCGTGGTAGAGAGTCTTGGTCTCTTTTGTTTTTGAGTTGTCTTTGTTGACATTTACTTTGTTTTTAAAAGGGTTAATGTATGTTTTACTAGTTATATATCAAATTACGGTGGCGTCAAATCCTATCATTGGAATATATGGAACAGTTCCTGCAGGAATACCTCCAAGATAAATAAATTTCATTTCACTAAGATGAGTAAAATAAGAATATGCAAGTGCCTTTGCGACAGCTGATGCAGCTCCAGCTTTATCTAATCCGAAATCTTTACCTGAATTAAGAGCTCTTCTTAAATTATCTGCTAATTTCTTTTGATTTCCATAGCTAACACCTATATACTTTCCTCCCAGTGGAGGAACTGATGAACATGGAGGTGTTGGTGCAGATGTTGCGAAAGGCTGTATCGCAGTATCTTTCCAATATTTTAATGTTGCTTTTGCAAGCTCTTTATATGGATCGTCCTTGCTACCGCCTTCCGCTAGCATTGCAGCTTCTAATCCTAATTCAACTATTAATGTATTTCTAATTTGCTTTGCTAAAGTTCCCGTTTTAGACATATCTATATTCACAATAGAACCTGTATCTTCGTCTGCTTCCGTTAGCGGACATCCTTGCCATTTTTTTCTTAATTCATTATTAATAAAATCAGGTTTAATTTTATCCTTTCTTTGACCATAGTGTTCTGTTCCGTTCCATGTGAATTCTGAAATAACATTGGTAGTTAGTACGGGAGGCATTTTATTGTTTTCGTCAAAAGGCTCTTGTATTTTTAAATTAGTAAGTTTAAAAGGATATCTAACCTTCATTTTTTCAGAAGGATCCATTTCTTCATAATTTTCTGGAAGCTCTGTGTCAAATGGCCATGGATATTTAATAGGCTGTGAAGCTTCCATTTTTATAGCCCTTTCATGCCACACTGTTGTTACGCTACCTACTCCATTTTTATTAGTTGCAACCACAGCATCTTCATCTAGGGGGTGTGATTTTAAGATTTCTTCTCTAACGTACATAGATACTAACTTATGAAACTCGCCTCCCTTGTCGTTTGCATTATAAACTTCACCAACATCTTTTACAAAACTATCCCAACTCCAATCTAGGCTCTTTAATTTTTGAATGGCTGATTGCCTATTAGCCTTTCTTTGATTAATAACATTATTACCAAACCCACCCGTACTTCCATTAGAGTTTGAAACATGTTTATTTCTTCTAAATCTATCGAGCCATTCCCAAAAGGCATATCTTTTATCTTTATCTGTAATATCTTCAAATTGCATTAATAGTCTCGTTGCAAAAATCCTAGCTAATTCATCTCCAGTTTCTTCACCATCTAAGCGGTGAAATTCAAAATACTTAAATCTATATAAGTTTTCCTCGCTATCGTCTTTAAACTCCTCTAAATACTTATCGAGTTCTTCAGTGGGTTGATATTGAATTCCTCCTCCAATATCTCCTTCTAATTTATTATATTCTGGATCATTATCTTTTCCAGCAATATTTAATCTAGATCCTGCTCCGGCTGCACTTGCAAGCCATGTTGCAATTCCTATTTTCTTTTCTTCTGTATCTGGTGTTTCCATGACAGGTTCTCCTTTTTCAAAAAGGTCAGTAAACCATTGCTCATAGCTTGAGATAAATGTAGATTCTCCAGGGGAATTCTCATGAATTGCAGTTCCAGGAACACATGTAGAAAGTCCCTTAACAGCTGCAACATATTCATTTGCTAATTTATTGCCGAAATCGCCTGCACTATTAGGATCTTCATTGAGAAGTATTGCAGTTACGTTTGTTATAAATAGTGGCCAAAGTGCAGTCATTCTTATTTATTTTCCTGTTGATAGTCTGGATGCTTACTCTTTAAAGATGCAACACCAGATGGAGTAGGTGGCAATGAAACCGCAGTTCCAGATGGACCAACACCAGTTGGATGAATGTGGTTTTCAAAAAGAGTTAAATACTCATCTAACCATGCTTCTAATGATTTACCTCTTACGGCAGGTTCTGAAGTATCTTCTCCACTTTCACCAGTATTACTTAAATATACGTCTCCTGAATCTATGAATATTCTATCGTCCGTAGAAATTTTAATATCACCTACTTCGTCGATTTGAATTATAGGTCTTTCTTTTGCGCCAAATCCTCTAGTAATTACAAGACCATCTTCTTCTGAGTGATAAATTCTTACGTTTCTTTCAGCATCATACACTAAGCTGATTACGTTTTCAGCATTACCCGCTCCATCTAATATATCTTCTTTAAGATCAAGATTTTGTTCTATTTGAAACCAATATTCAGGATGATATAAATTTCCATTATCAAATCTAGCTGCAACTATATCTCCTATTCTTGGAACATGATGTGAACCTATTGCATCTCTATTCATAGGAGTTGCCCATGGAATAGCATCATCTGGTAAATTATCATATTTACCTAGGACCTTAACCTTACATCTACCCATTTTAAGAGGATCGACATTATCGATAACTTCTCCTAACCAATGAGTGTCTCTGAGATTATCAGTATTTAATTCTTTTTCGGTTGACATATATTAATCGTTTACATTACCAAGGGATTCTGCGGCTGCCTTTGTTAAAGCGTCTCCTACACTTGCAGATGTATCTACATTAAATACGTTTTCAGCAATATTGGCTCCTATATTATCTACTCCATCTGAAACTCCACTTAGAGCATCTTGATATATGTTCTCGAAATTAGGGACTCTACCTCTTACCGCATCTCTTGCACCTTGTACTAATTCATCTTTCTTTTCTCTTGCTAATCTATTAAGATCATCTAATCCTCTTTCACCTAATTCTTTAAGTTTTCCTTTAAGTTTATCTCCAAGAAGGCCAAGTATTCCATCTGCTTTATAATCTTCAGAATCATGGGCAGGTGATAATCCACCCGGAATAGTGTCTGATACAATTCCATTTAAAACCCTAGCGTCCATCTTGTCTATAATTTCATACGACATTTCAATAGTCTGTCGAGCTTGTTCACCTGGATTTTTGGTAAGTTCTCCAAATATTTCTGAACCAGTATTTAAAGAAAATTCACATTCTCCAAATCTAAACATAAAGAAAGGTCTGCTAGCACTTCCCGAAATTCCTTCATTACCATTATTAACACCTAAACTTGGTTTCATATTTCCAGGAAAACCTTTAATAGCAGCTAAGTCTATTCTTTTAGGAACTCCAGATAATTCTATTCTAGATATGTTCTGAAATTTTCTAACTTCAGTAATATAAACTACCATTGAAAACTTTCTTAAATTCTCAGGTAATATCCAATTCCATTTAACCTCATCGAATACTGCCTTTCTATAAAGGTGCATAAGACCAGAAACTCTAAGGTTAATAGATTCTAAACAGCTCAATGTTAACTTTGCATCATCTCCTCCAAAATATGGATTATTAGGATCGAATGCTGTAATCGCTCTATCAACTCCCTGTAATCCTTGAAAGAACCATGGAGTATTTCTATTTATATCTAATAATGCTTTTTTAAATTTAACAAGATTTGATAATCTATCTTCATAAAATTTAACTGTTCCAGAATTACCACCTGAACTAAGTCCGCCCATCTTATTTTTATCAGATTCAGATTTATGAGATCCATCCATTTTAGAAGAATCAGTCTCTTCCCTGTAACTAGCTCCTAAATGATTCATATAAAATTCTTCTGCAGCACCTGACAAAAGAGGAGAATTAGTGTGATCTGACACGTTAAATAATATAACGAATGAAAGATACGTAGGATCCTGATAAGGAGACTGGGCTAATTTACCTTTTTGAAAATCTAATTTGTTTTTGAAATCTGACATATAGTATATATTCTTATTAGTTTAGTGCTATCCTTCTAGATTATTAATTCTACTAGGCCACTCTCTTCTTAGCATAGTTAACTTTTGAATAATACCAGTATTTTGCTTATAGATATATTTAATTCCTCCTATTACATAGTAACCCGTTAAGAATTCATCTTTAACTTGATCTACGTTTAATTCATTTACATTTTCAGCTTCTACGTCCTGATCTGTATCAAATCCTTTATCATCTTTAGCTTCATTTATACCCTGCTGTGAAGTAATTTGTGTAAAACCTGATTTCATAATCTGAACAGGTATTTTCTGCCATAAATGTATTCCCGGATTAAACGTTTTTAAAGTTACCTCTAGTTTCATTTTATTCATTTCATCTAGATTTTGCTGATTGCTTATAGCAGAATATGAATAATTTAAATGAACATTCGGCATATCGTCGGATTGAATAGGAAGCCTTCCAACATACTTTGATTTTACCTCTTTAGTATATCTGTCTTCATCTCTTCTGCCCTTTAGAGGTTCATCTATATCCTTCATGTTTTCACTTGCAAGAGGTTCCAGCTCATGGGCAACTACACCCACTGAATCATTTTCCCAATATATCATTTTCCTTTTATAGCCGTTTTTCTTAGCTAAAGCACCTGCATTGTTAACAAGGTTATAGCTTTCTATAAACGTGTTAGTTGAATTCATTGAAGATGCGTTCGTTAATATATTAGGGGATTCTATTTTATTAGAAGTTTGTTCTTCTCCGTCTTCGTCAAAGTCTATGTCCATGTTGATGAAAGTTTCATCTAAGCCTTCTTCTGAATTTAATAGTGCATTAACGTCAACAAAACATAAATTATAGTAAGGATCTATACAATATGTTTGAAAACTATCTTCACCTATATATGAGTGTTCTACTAAATTATTTAAAAATTCTAAGTTAGGCTGACATGCGTTAAGAGCTTTCATAGAATCGTCGGATGAATCTATATTTGTAGCTAATCCTAATTTTAAATTTTTAGCAAACTCTTCAATCTGTTCTCTAGAAGTACCTTCATAGGATGCACATCCTTCAGAATGCATTGTCGGTATTTTCATAGTTCCTTGAAAAACATATTTAGCTCCATTTGTTGCTCTTTTCAAATCATTAGCAGGAGGACCTGATATTTCGTCTATATCAAAATCTATTCTAATATCTTTAAAAGTATCTTGCTGTCTGGCGGCTATTCTTACTGAGATAACATCTCCGTCCCTTGGGGTATTATCAGCATCAAACGTACCTTGCGTATCCGTGATAACTACACTTATTGTTGGAATTCTTACACTACAGTCGATTTCCATTTTCTTAATAGATTCGTCTGAAAATGAATTACCATTAACAACTATCATCGGTACGGGACCGCCATACTCGTGGCTTATCTTCTGTGCACCCTCTTCTTCTTCATGTGAATCAAACTTTATTACGTCTAATTCTAAAGAGTGCTCTAATACATTTAAAATGTGATTATCTATTGGCATCCTTTTTAAATTCTAATTTCTCCGTTAGTAACTTCAATATTCTCTTTACCTGATTGTAAAATATTAGGTGGTAGAATTTCTTTATTATATTTCTTACTTAAATACTCTATTCTATTAGCGTCTTTAACCGGTAATCTTTTAGTATTTATAAACTGATCTCTTATTGGATTTTTATAATTCTTATTAAGAGTAAGTTTAAATTTCTTTTTAGCTATGTCTCTTTTAGGAATAAAAAGAACATCTCCTTCTTTTATAGAAAATGGATTTGAAATACCATTAAATTTTAAAATAGCATCAGCGTGATCATGGGTACCATATTCATTTAATGAAACTAAATCAATTCTACATGTTTCGTCACTTTCCACAATATGTATACCCTGTACTGAACTCTCTTCTTGTTCTAGAAAAATAAAAGTAGGAGTTGACATTGTTAATTTGCCATCCGCAATTTGCTTTTTATCTACACTATATAGTTTCATTATCCGTTAGCTATTTTTCTAAATTCAGAGTTAAGCGCCTTTCTCTTATCTTTACCACCATACGCAGTTTCTATATACGTTTGATTAACGTCAACTCCATCTTCAGGTTGTAAATAGAATCTACCCCTACCCATGTTAAACATAGACTCAATATCCAGTTTATCTCTAGCTCTACCTGGTTTAAGAGTTATTTCTACTGTCATTCTTTCAGGAAAATCCTGTACACCCATACCTCCTTCAAATGTAACGTTAGTTTCTCTACATGTTAAATTACCGACAAGCATTATAGGATTTAAAGGATTACCAACTGTGAGGTGCCATGCACCTGTAGGGTCTCCTGTTAATAAAGAAGCCGCACCTTGTCCTCCTGATGGAGAATTAAACATTTTCATTAAAGTACCTCCTAATATATTATTTAAAAATTTAGAATCTTTTCCGTTAGCTAATCCCTTTACGTCATTAACAACTCCCTTAAACATGTCTCCTAAACCAGACGCAACACTTTTAATAAATCCACTATAGTTACCCGATTTAATTAAACTAAGATCACCTAGGGGTTTACCAGCAGATCCGTTTCCAACGTATCTTACAGATCCTCCCCAGAAAGGAGCCTGACTGGAAGTTAGTACCATTATATTTGCAAGCTGATCTAGCATTAATATTTTAGGGTTTGCACCACCAAAGGATCTTAATTCATATTCAAATTTAAGCTTAAATTCTTGATTAAACGTTAAACCCTGATCTCTAAAAGAAACATCTTTAATAACGTTAACAGGTCCAAATACATGGTTTGGGTATGTAGTTGACATGGCATCATATCCACCTCCTCCGTTTTTTCTTCTCTGGGCCGTTATACCGTCTACTCCACCTGCTGCGTTTGCCGCTGCAGTACCAATTACACTAGAATCTAGGAATTGTCCAAATGCACCTCTTCTGCTTGAATTGTTAGATTGCTTTGTCTGCATTGATGCAGATTCATCTTTCCAATTATATCCATGTGACCAATTAAGGATTGAGGACATACTGTTACCAGTTACTTCACTCATCCACGTTACGGCTCTGGCAATATCGGGCTGATCTGTTTCACGCACTTTACCATCTTTATCAATATCCATCGGCGTAATAATATCATCTTGAACTGGATATGGAAATCTTCTCAAAGTCAGTAGATAATTATTAGGTATTTTACCATTATATCTACACATTGCAAAGTCAGCATAATTATACATATATCCATATCCACTTGAACTAGATGCATTATTTTTAGTAACTTCTACTATTTTAGAAACGGTAGGATTGTCTAAAGTTCTTTCATCTATTTTATTATATTCAATAGAGTCTACTCCTTTAGATTTGGCAGATCCACCGGGTGTAAAGAAACTACCTCTATAATTTACAAGACTATATTTATTAAAAGTAGAATATACATGAGGACCGTCTGTGATTTTTTCTTTAGTATCTTTACCATCTTTACCTCTTTTATAGTAAACTACGGAATCAGCTTCTTGGGTATAATACTGTGCTTTACCTCCACTTCTAACATTAGATAAAGGTTCTCCCACTAAAAGCGCTCTGCTTCTTGCGTTAGGGTTATCAAAACTTCCAAGTATTGTATTCTGAGGATCCACGTTTTTTGGAACGCTTTTGCCGTCAGGGCTGGAAAAGTCGAAGAAATTATCAACTTTATCTCCAAATCCTGAAACTGATGATTTTAAACTGGAAGCGGCACCCGCTGGTATCAATCCAAATAATGGCATATTGTAATATTATGTTTTTTACTAGGTTTTATATATTCACAATTCTATGTCATCCAGATCGTCTGACTGTGGTCTATATAAAAGCTTATCATAATATTTATCCGTCTTTGGTTCTCTATCTCCTAAAAACTTCTTGAGATGGGCAGCATATACTCCCCTGGATTGATAATAATATTTGCCAGAAGAATATACACTTCTGCTTGAGAGTTCAAATATATCTTTAAAATTCTTTTCGATTAAGAAATCTTGTATATTATTAAATAGATCTATTACCTCTGTCTTGGTTTTAACACACATTACAGAATCAACTGAGATCATATAAGATTCCCATTTAGAATCTATTTGATTCTGAAAGTCTTTCATAGATTTATAGTTCTTTCTAGAAAGACCGAATGTTGTAGTTCTATTATTAAAGTCTTTTGAAAACTTCATACCGAAGAGATATCTTTTTAAGAAATCTATATTGTCATGAAACTTAGTAATTCTTATTTGATACCTTGGCATATCCTCATCGAACTTAACGTCATGAATTATTCCATAAACGGGAAATACGATATGAGAATGTCTAGTGTTGGATATAAGGGCATGTATTCTTTCACCCTTTGAAAATAATTTATGTCTTATCATTATAGATCGATTATCTTGACGCTTTCGAATCTTTTAAGAACGTCTTTAGGATAATCATCTCTATTAATAACAGTTAATTGTAAGGTGGCAGAAGGTTCTATTGTTTCTTGTAAGAATATCTTAAAGTTGTCGATTGTTTCTACATCTAAATTTTTAAATAAATAAATGATTTTTTCTAAGTCTGCATTCTTATTTAATACATTAATGAAAGAATCTCTTATTGCTAGACCGATTACGGAACGATGTGGTTCAGTGTCATAGGGATCTGATTTAACAAGCTTGTTTCTAATGCTATAAAAATCTATGACTGTTTCTCCTGGATTGTTTCTACAGAATTTATTAAATTCCTTTCTGCTGTTACACCAAACACATTCTATTGTAATTTCTTTAATTTCGGTCGTTGTTATCATTTTATCATTTTCTCCAGCTCTTTAATCTTGTCTTTAAGAGTTTGGATTTTATGTTTTGTTTCGATGGAAGAAGGACTGTAATTAGTTCCCCATTCTGTCACCACCTTTATTTGATTGGATTGTTTTGAATTACCAAAATCTAATCCAACATCAATACAGATATCTTTAATAAAACTAATTTTATCATCAATGCCCTTGTCAAAATCATAGACAATAACCGACTCATATTTTTCGCCGGCCGCATTGATGTTATCATCCGTCACATTTTTGATTACACCGTTATCTGCTATCTTAAGAGTTATCTCCTGCATTTAGTCTTTCTTCTAGGGATTGTTGAACTTTCTTGTATATTTTCCTAGCCGCTTTTCTATCAGCTCTATAAGTTTCTTTATCTTTGATCGTAGTCATTGCGAAGGCTTCTTCTAATAAATCAATCTCTTCTTTATTATAACCCACCTTAGTCCATGTTTCCTTTAATGAATTAAGCTTTGAACCTAACTGTTCTTCAATTTGGTCATTGACTTTTTTCTCATGAGCCTCTTGAAATTGCTTTCCTTCTTCCTGTTTCATGGCGTACCATGCAATTCCCTTTTCAGAGAATCTTCCCCATTCGTTTTTAGCTTTTAATA